CGCCTTCATTGAAGACTTTGTAGGACAGTAATTCATTTACAATCTCGACGAATTTCGCCGTGGGTGTGAGTGTTTGTGATTTCATGACCTCTAGTGCAGGTGCGTGTGTACGTGGGTACATTCCTTGGAGGAGAGCTCCTTGGAACATCCGTGCTCGCTTCTCGAGGTCGCCGCGCCCGGGCAGGTCCCCGTGACAGGTACCAGAAGCCCGGAGGAGGACGCCTAAATTAAGCATGGCCCTCAGCTCTCCGTCAGTGTCGAAGACTGGAGAGTGTTTGAGGAATTGGATCTCGTACATGGTGGGGCAAGCTTCTAGAGTGACGATGTAACCGGCGGTAGCAGCCGCGGCAATCAGGTCATTGGGAGTAGGGTTGTTATTGTTGTTGTACATTTCAGCAATGGCTAGTCCTATATTAATGTTAGCAAAATTATTCATTATGGTGGTGATGGTGGAACCAGAATACAGTTTGGGGTGTTCGGATTGGAGTAGTACAAAATTATCCGGGTTGTGCACGGAATGGATGCGTGCGGGTAGACTACACTGATCAACGAGGACGCTCATGTCCTCCTGAGCTAATTCGGGTGTAATGGTGAGTAGATCGCGAAACATTTGCGGACCATGTGATGCATCGCAGGAGGAGATGTCCATATTAAAAACGTGGACAACGCCGTTGATGCGCATGGAAATGCATGAGTCGTCAGAAAAGTATACCATGTAACCAAAACCGTCGGGATTCAACAATCGCTCGAAGATCTGGCGTAAACGTGTCGGTTCAGGAGCGGAGCAAAACTCAAAGGTGAATCCGAGATGGGTGAGTGTCTCTGCGGCCATCGCTTTCTTCAGAAATTCGGTACACTTGAAGCCTTGTAGGCTTGCAGCGATACCAAGATCTCCAATGCAGCGCGGTCGTTTTCTAACTTTCGCCCATTCGTCTTTCTTGAACTTCACTCGAACACTCTTTAGCCAAAGTCGCCGTGGTCTTGTGCCGTCTTGATTTATCTCGATCCAACAGTTACGGCGTGGAATGCGCTTCTTGTGCGGATCATCGTGGTGGATGAGTGCGAGCGTGTCAGCGTCCGTGTAGTCGGAGAAATATGGAAAATAGGTTTCCCTCATACGAGTGTAGAAGTTTGCGTGCCTTACCATGAAGTCGGTTTGTGCTTGGTAGAGGGCTTGATGATATTGTAGATCGTTCCCACGGGCTGAAGTAAGACGCCGAAACGCCAGCGCCATATTGCGGTCCGTGTTCCC